CAAAAGTTGGTGATTCTCTAGATCCAAATGAAGTCATTTTTAGAGCAAACATACTTCCTGGAATATTTGACATCATGGTCATATTAACATCGCTGACATGTTGTGCGTCATGGAGTTTACAGTTCTCTCTCGCATAATCCAAAATAACTTTAGCGCTAGAGCGATGAACGTCTCTAATGACTTTTGTTAGTTCATGATTGAGTGCTGCATACCTCAGCATATCTTAAAGATATGGTACATTTTTAATACATGGATATGGAGACTCGTACTTTGATAACTAAAGTGCTTCTTCCCCGTATTAGGCAACTTGAGGAAGAAGTCGCTGCGTTGCGAAGACACACATGGCCGTATGTTCAATCTCAGAAGGAAACTAATCAACTTGATGACATGCACGCAAAGAGAGACTTTTTCAAAAATCTGGACGATGACACAATCTTGGAACTCTTGAGACTCAAGGCGAGACTCTCAAGAAACCCAGGGCTTCAGGGGAGAGAATATGATATTATTACGACTTTGCGGAATAATTTTTGTTAGTGTATATTAAATGG